CGTTGCTGGATATGATTTCCTTTCCGTAATGGTGTTGTTACCCAATCCCAGAAACCCAGCTTTCTTCTTTATATCCCGTTCCACATGAGACATCTTAGGATCATTAGCACGATAATCAATTCTATAACCGTCCTTATTTGCTTCTACTTTATATGAAGTATAAGAACCTACAGGTACATTTACTACAGGGAACTTACTTTGTCTAGAGATCATCCCAATCATACCAATATGAGACAACATGAAAATACTACTTGCTGTTCCTATTGATATCCACTTCCACTTATAGTCCATAGTTTTCATTTTGGTAATTTTCTATTAAAGTTCCAGTAGTCAAACTTCATATAAAGCTTGTAAGGTAAGCATAGAAGTTTCTGTGTGAACCATTCAAGGTAAAGTAATGAGAGTATGATATACTTCTCGATCATATTATATATAGCCTCTTAATCTGCATTTAAACTATCAAAATTAAGGTTTTTGTATGGATACTCGTCCATCAATCTTCCATTATAACGATTAAATCTCTCTCTACCTGGGAATTTCATATCAAGATCATGGTAAAAATATTGTCTACCAAATCTAGGTACTTTTGTTTTCCACCCAGTAAAATCAAGAACTCCACTCTCACTTGAGGTAGGACATTCCTCTAATTTATCTTCTTCACCATTCCAAGTCCAAGGAACACATGAATCAACAGTTAAGATAAATGCTTTGCTTTTGAAAGCAGTCATCCTTAAAAATCCATTAGCATATGCATCAAATGCTTCCCAACGCTTATCATGCTTAGAGAATTTTATTCCATTGGTTGCATGGAAAATAAGTTCCATACTAAATTCTACGAGATGTCTTTCACAAAAACCTATTCCTATCTCATCTGCTGCTCCCCACATATCATTACAAATCATACCAACTGATTTATAACCAGATGCTGTAAAATATTTTAATCCCTTACTCCAAATCTTACCTATACATCTATCTTGAGGAATACAATAAGTCTTATGAGTTACTGCAGATAGATTTCCTTCTTTAGTATAATGCCTTATCTCATTCCTATTAACAAATCCTATCTCTTCTTTCTCTTTTAAAATAGTTCCTAGATGTAGATTTAAACCTCTAGCATGTAACTCTACTTCTTTTAAAGAATCAATTAATTCTTTTTCTCTTCCATTTATATCTTGATACCCCGAAAGCGATCCTTCTGGAGTAAGGAGGTGGTCAACACTATTCTCCTTTGCCCAGTCAATCGCTTTAAAAAGTTCTATTTTGTTTAATTGTATATTAGATGCTACAGGTATCTGAGCACCAGCAAGTCTAAGCACTCGTATTATTCAGATATAATCTGATTATACCATGCTTCGCTCATTCCAACAATGATGTTATCAGCATCATCTTTAGACTTTGCATATTGCTCAGAGATTAAATGCTCAACCACCTTCTCGTAATCCTTAGCGATCTGTTGAGCTTGTTTTGGTGATGGTTTCATTTTTTATTGTTCTGATAGTTTTTGTAAAGACCTAATCCAACTACTGCAAGAATGATAATACCAATACCATATCCTACAACACCAACTCCCACAGACTCTGCTTGAACAGGAGCTACTGGTGCTGGTATAGTTTCAATTGCTGCATCTGCTGCTGCTTGTCCTAGTTTGTCCATAATTACCTTGTTTTGACTATTTATCTTTGAGTGAAGTCAATACCCTCCATATGGTCATATTCATGTAGAAATATCCTAGCAATGAATCCTTCTAATTTTACTTTATGTACTTCTTTACCTTCATCCTCATACTTCACAACAATAGACTCTGGTCTATCAACATCTAAAAATACATCAGGAAAGGATAAACATCCTTCCTCCAATTTTACTAACTTCTTTGATTGCTTTATTATTTTTGGGTTAAAACATGTAATCGTCTCTTGCAACTCCATGTTTGATATCATTACAAATGCTCTTTCTTTTATACCTATTTGATTTGCTGATAGTCCCACTCCATTATAGTGGAACATATTTTCATGCAACTGATACGATAACTTAGATCTATCTAAGTTGTAACTACACTTTTCAATCTTTGCGTGTAATAGTGGATCGTCTGATGGCAACAGCTTTTGAATCATATGTTAGTAATTCTCTAAGATAAGTAATCTCTTGCTTTAGTTCTTCATTCTCTTGCTCTAGTTCCTCAATGTGATCTAGGTAGATAATGACTGACATGCATTTCCCTCAAGTCGGCGAATAATTATTTACATGTTTAACATTCTCTTAATGTCCTTTATGTAAACTAATGCCATCAGGAGGATTTGAACCACCGACCTTGGCTTTACAAAAGCCCTGCACTACCACTGTGCTATGATGGCAAATGGTGGTTTCCTATCGCCTCCATGTCTGAAACCACCAAAGGGACATGCAGCAGTTGAAGGGTACGTATGCTGTTTATACTCAGCCCCATTGTACCATCGGGGGGACTTATTTTTGTTCGGAACTACCCAGCCACGCATAAATGCGATTCATCGGTTCGGTCTTGCCCTTACTTCAACTGGTATATTATCGCATAAAAAAAGAGACCCGTAAAGGGTCTCTTAATAAGATATGTAATATCTGAATTACATGAGGTTCTTGATTTGAACACGACGGTAGTAACGGTTCTGGTTAACTTTAAGTCTTCCAAGACCTTGATCTGTACCTTCAGCGAATGGGTTTGCAACAAGACCATATCTTGTCTTAAATCCAATTTTTGGCTGGAAGGTGTTTTCTCCTACCGCACGAACCATCTGTAGAGGCACGTAAGGACAATAGAACAGTCCAGCGTCATAAGGAGAAGATCCTTTGTATCCAACAACGTAGTACTGGTTAGCAGCAACGTTTGCAGAATAAGGGTCGATGTAAACACGGTACTTACCGAGAAGAACACCAGCAAATGTATTGCCTGTGTCATCAACGTTAAGGTTAGCGTTAAGAGCAGGTGTATAGTCTAGTACTCCAGCCATAGACAGTGCAGAAGCAACGTCGGCAGAACACATAACCACATTACCCTTTCCACGACGAGTTCTTTGTGCGATTGCGTTAGCATCACGCTCGATTTGGAAGAGGAGACCTTTAAACTTCTCAACGGACCAACGACCATTACTGTCGATGTCTAAGTCGAAGACACCTGAAGTAGCAGTGTTAGCAGCAGCACCTTGCTCGGCAACCTTGTAGATAGTACGGATAACTTCACGGTTAATTTCCGCAAGGATCTCTGTACTTAGGATGTTAGCAAGTTCTGCTTCAGCGTTCAATCCGTGGATCGCCTTGAGGTCTTGAGCTAGCTCTAGTGAGTACTCAGCCTTTAGGGCACGAGACTTGGCTTCAACGAGAACTTTCTCGATGCTGAATGCCATTTCGTTGAACTGGTCGCCAGTTCCTGATCCAAGGTTCTCACTGTCTCCAGTCTTCATACCCTGGCCTACATTGTAGCCAGTAGAGACTGCAGTACCAACAGGGTTAAGAAGTCCTGGGTTGCTACCTGCTTGTGCAGTAGTACCCATTCCAGCAACGCCGTCAGAGAATCCACCAGTCTCGTCAAGACCATCGTCTTGTCCAGAGAATGCTGTATCTGCTTCGTTGTAGAATGCTTCTGTTCCGCTCTGATTGGTGTAGCGTGAACGCATTGCGAAGATAAGTCCAGTAGGACCACTCATTGGTTGTACGCCAGCAAGATCATATGCCACCAAGTTAGGCATTGCACGACGTATAAGGCTGATTAGAACAGGGTCGAAACCAGCAACAGGACCTGCTGCAGCGGCATCGGCTCCGAATCCACCACCAGCACCAGCAGCGTTAGCAGCGTTGGTTGGTACAGCTTCGGTCAACATTCCGTTAGAGAATGCTGATTGCTCTCTTAAAAATTTCTCTTGGTTTTCTAGCAAGACTGCGGTAACAGCTCTCTTATGAGAGTCTTCGATTTTCTCAAGACCATCATAATCGAGGACTGGTCCCCACTTTTCTTGCAGTGCTTCTGATTGAAACATTTGCTTGTTTACCTAAATGTGTTTTTTGTTTGAATTAATAATGTTAAATTCACTTCTTGGCTAGACCTGAAAGTGTTTTCAGATAGGCATTCATTGACTGTGAGCTATACTCATCAGCAACATCTACGCCCTCAGAAAGGGTTTCAGTTTTTGCCTGAGGAGAACTTCCTTTAGAAGGATAATAAGATTCCTTCAGTGTCTCCAACTTCTCACGATATTCTGCGTCACTTTCAAACTCCACACTCTCGGCAAGGGAAGCAAGCTTCTCTTTTTGTGAAAGTGCCAAACCTTCAGATACTTCGGAGAATATCTCTTGAGCAACTGACTCAGCGAGTCTAGCGTTCAAGGTGATGTTCTTCTCAATCTGTTCGTTGAGTTTGGTTTCCATATCATCAAGTTTTTCTACCATATTCTCAAGGACATCATATTTATCTTCAGGGATTGATACATAATGATCTTCAAAAAGCTTTTTCATGCCGCTTAGGAATGATTCTGTCATCTCTGCTTTGAGACCAGATTCAACTGCTAGTTGGTTCTCTTGAACCCATTCGTCAGCAACATACTCAAGATAGGAATCAATTCGTTCTGTGATAGAACCACGAATTGCATCTACCTCTTCTACTAATTTAGACTCATAAGTCTCCTCGAAGGTCTTAGTCATAGACTCTTTCACTTCAGATACTTTAGATCTGAGTGCAGCTTCAAAGATTGTACGAGCTTTAGATTGGAACTCTTCACTGAGTTCTTCTCCATCTAGAAGTGCAGCAACGTCTTCTTCAACGTCGATTACTTCTTCTTCTACTGCTTCTTCTTCAGCAACTACTTCTTCAGTAGATGCTTCTTCTTCAGCAACGATTTCTTCAGACTCGGTAGACTCTTCTTCAGCAACAACTTCGTCTGTTGTTACTTCGTCTTCTGCGACAACTTCCTGATCGGCTTCGAGTTTCACTTCTTCTTCCTCTGGAACGTTGTTCAACTTTTTACCAACGGTTACGTCGTCAGGTAGGTTACCTTCCTTCTTACCTTTACGGTTAGTAACTACATCCTTAACTTGCTTAAGGGTAGAACCAGGTGTTTTCAGCTGCGCTGAATTGTCATCAGGTTTGTAGTTAGTAGGTGAAGGACCGCCAAGATCTTCCCATGATTGAGGTGTTCCCCCAGTGGTTAGCTTAGGCATTGGATCGCCAGCACTTGCGCCAGAATTGACCGCTGTCGAGGATTGCTTAGTGCCCGCTTCCATTTCCTGTAAATTTTTGTCACTAGACATTTGAGTTTTCTCCGATTTTCTGAATTGTAGAAATCTATATTTATTTATTAAAGTTAAACTTTGTAAGTATATATCTATAGTGAACTTAGGAAGTCTTGGAATAAACCAAGTTTTTGTTCTTCTAAATCTCTAGAGATAGTTGCACGTTCAATTTTAATTCTTGTTTGATCTGCGAGTCTTTCTTTGAGGAGGCCGCCATCCCAAACCCATTCTTTTCCTTCCATAATACCTGAAACAAATGCATCAGGTGCAGAAGGGTCAGCGACGATATCCGCAGCAGTTGCCAACATAAAGTCTTCGCCAACTTCTTTGTAACCCTTGCTACTATCCTTTAAAGAACCAATACCCCTAGAAGATACTCCTAGAGTTACTCCATCCTTCAAAAGTGATTCTGCAATCTTACCCATAGGTGTAGATAAGATTTGAGCTTTACCAACAAAGTTTTTACCTTCCTGCTTAAGATCAGTAATCTTATGCGACACTCTATCGAGGTTTACGGTAGGTCCATCTGGGTGACCTAATTCACCAAGAGCACGTCCTTTTTGAACATAGTCCTTGTTGTACCTGTTGACTTCTTTCTCCATTATTGAGAATGGATACAACCGACCATTGCGGTTTACCATCTCACTCTGAAGGAAGACTCCTTTTATAAAAAGATTCTTCTTACCACCAACTGTTTCGGTAAGAATTTCAACAGATTCAATTTCTTCTCTAATGAGTTTCATTGGAAAAATAATCGCTTTATTTATTATTTATTGATTTACTCTTCGCCAACGTCATCAGAGTCATCTAATTCGGTGCTATTTACAAAAGTAGTATTAACATCAGGTCTAAGTCCTTCGATCTTTTCTGAAGATTTTGTATAAAGGATGTCCTTAATTCTGTCACTCACTTCTGCTGCTGACGCATCATTTACAACCATGTCCAATAGTTCGTCCATTGTCTTAAACAGTAATTTACCTATCTATTTAGACTAAATACGAATATGTGATATAATGAGAAGAAAATGGGAATTCTCAACTACCTCAAGGAACAATTATGGAGTAGTGATCCTAAATGGGATGATAGTCAATATCCTGGACCATTTACGACACGTTCTGACAATGATGATGCAATCGCCCACCATGTCAATTTTCCTATTGACGAACAAGAAGAGGATTAATGCGAAATAAGGTTTATCTATTCCAACCTCAAAGTACGATAATTATTAGAGGTGTTAAACAATATTGGTTACCATATTCTGTTGCATGCGTTTGGAGTTATGCAAACAAAAATGTGGATGGATTTGAACTGGGTGAAGTATTTTTTAAAAGAGAATATCCAGATAAAGTTCTAGAGAGAATGGATAATCCAGCAGTATGTGCTTTTAGTTGTTACGTTTGGAACCAAAAGTACAACTTAATGATGGCAGAAGCAATTAAAGATAAGTACCCAAATTGTGTTATTGAATTTGGTGGTCCTCAAGTAGATGCTTCTTGGTCAGAAAAATATGATTTTATAGATTCTGCTATTTGTGGTTATGGTGAATTAGCATTTGAAGAATTACTTATTGATATAAAAAATGGAAACGAAATAAAACCCGTATATGAAAGAAAGCACCTTGAACTAGATAAAAATCAAGAAGGACCGTATGAGAGTCCTTACTTAAGTGGTGTCATGGATAAAATTATAGAGGATAATCCAGAAGTACAATGGTCAATATTACTTGAATCTACTAGAGGATGTCCACATCGCTGCACATTTTGTGAATGGGGTAATTGGTTTAATCAACTCCAAAAGATTAATATGGATATTGTGAAAAAAGATATTGATTGGATGCAAGGTAAGAAGATTGGATTTGCAATGATGGGTGATGCCAACTTTGGAATATTTAAAGATAGAGATATACAAATTGCAAAGTGGTTAAGAGAAGCAGCAGATCACCCAGATTCAATTATTGATGATTTATCAGTACAGTATACTAAGAATCAAACTGATGCTGTTTATGATGTGACTGAGATATTCGGTCCATATGAAAAAAGAGGTGTGAACATGAGTGTACAGAGTATGAGTCAACCTGTACTAAAAGCGATTAAAAGACAGAATATGAAGGTTAATAGAGTAGATGAAATGATAGCAGGAGCAAGAGCAAGAAATCTAGATGTACATACTGAATTAATACTTGGTCTTCCAGAAGAGACTCTTGACTCATGGAAGGATGGAATGGCAATGGTTTTAGAAACAGGTTTTGATGGTCTAGATGTATGGTTGTGTCAACTTTTTGGTTCAACTGAAATGAATCTAAAAAAAGATTTGTATGGTATGGAAACTATACCTTGTGAAGACTATATCTCTTTTAGTAAGCATGACCCTGATGAATATCCAATTAAAGAGATATCTCAATTAGTCAATAAAACTAATACGATGACAACTGAAGATATAATTGAAGGTTATCTATTCTCTTGGATTATTATCATGTTCCATGTTAATGGATTTACTCAATACGTATCTCAATTCTACAACTTTAGGGAATTCTATGATAACATAATGGATTGCCTAGATAGTGATAGTAGTATACTTGGCGATCATTATCGTGGTCTTAAACAAAAGATCACAACTTACTTGACAACGGGTAAAATTAAAGGAAAGGAAACTGGACATACATTTGGAATGAATGGGGGTGCAGACTTCTTAGTATTTTGGGATAATAAAAATCTTGCATTTGATTTTGTAGAAAAAGCATGCAATCCTTCTAAAGAAGTAATGGATGTCCAAAGAAACTTATTATACAATCCTGAGATTGATTACCCAATTGAAGTTCAAGGTCATAAAATATGGAATCCTAGATATGAATCTGATAAGTGGGACATCTTTTATCTAAGAAGATCAAACCTACTTAAGAACAGATATGAATTAGTAGAAAAAAAATCTCTAGTTAAGGCATGAAAAACATCTACATGTTCCAACCACAGTATGCTGTGGAAATAAGAAAAGAAGACACCTACTGGTTACCTTATAGTGTAGGATGTTTATGGAGCTATTGTAGTCAGTTTAAAGATATTACAGATAACTTTAAATTAAAAGAATTTATATTCAGAAGAGAAGATCCACAGGATATATTAGATCGTTTAGATAATCCAACAGTATGTGCTTTTAGTTGTTATATCTGGAATGAACGCTATAATTTACATGTAGCAAAATTAATCAAAGAGAAGTATCCAGATTGTATTATAGAATTTGGTGGTCCTCAAGGAACAAAACATTTACTTGAGTATGACTTTATAGACACCATCATCATCTCTGAAGGTGAGGAATCATTCTGTGATCTTCTAAGAAAAATTAAGAATAATGAAAGCATTGAACGACTCTATACTAAAGAACGAATTGAGGTATTGGACTTCCCTAGTCCTTATCAGATTGGTCTTTTTGATGATATCATTCAGAATAATCCTGATGTCATGTGGGCTATGACTATGGAGACTAATCGTGGTTGTCCACATATGTGTACTTACTGTGATTGGGGTGGAATGACATATCAGAAAATTAAAAAGTTTGACCTTGATAGGGTCAAACAGGACATTGAATGGGCAGGTAATCATAATGTTGGATTCATATTTAATGCTGATGCCAACTTCGGTATCTTTAGAGATAGAGATGTTGAGATTGCAAAGATGTTTAGAGAAGCAGCAGATAAAGGTAATCTAGAAGCAATAAACATACAATACTCCAAGAACTCTACAGAAGTTGTTTTTGAGATTGCAAAAATAGTTGGTGATATTAGTAGAGGAGTAACTATAAGTGTTCAGAGTATGAATGAACCTACACTTAAGGCAATTAAAAGACAAAATATGAAGGTTAATAAAATCTCTGAACAAATAGAAAAGAGTAGAGAATATGGAGTCAAAACATATACTGAATTTATTCTAGGTCTACCTGAAGAGACTTTAGATTCTTGGAAGGAAGGATTCTCAAAAGTTCTTGAATGTGGTCAACATGAATCTATAGATGTATGGTTCTGCCAAATGTTTGGCAATACCCAACTCAATAGCAAACTATCAAGAGAATTGCATGGAATAAAAACAATCAAGTCAGAAGACTACGTATCCTTCGGTAATGATAAAGATTATAATGGTGTAGTGGAGATAATAGAACTCATCTCTGAGACCAATACAATGACTAATGATGAGTTAATAGAAGCGTATATGTATGGTTGGTTAATTGTTCAGTTCCATATAGCAGGATATAGTCAACTAATTGCAAAATACTTCCATTACAAATTAGGATTATCATATAGAAGATTCTATGATACCTTATTTGATTATGTTAGAAATGATAAGGGTATACTGGGGGATCACTATAGGGAGATATTCAAATCAGTTAATCACTATATGAAGACTGGAAAAATATTAGACACAGGTAAACA